ACCCTTATAAAGACATATTCCCCGATATCAGTCTACAAGCGGATAGTAAAAGCGCCAGTAGGTGGGGTACGAATCATAACGGTGAGTATTTTGCTATTGGTGTTGGCGGTGCTTTGGCTGGTCGTGGAGCAGATCTCTTTATAATTGATGATCCGCACTCAGAGCAAGACGCAAAGTTAGGAAAGGGAGACGTTTTTCTCCCAGCTTGGGAATGGTTTCAGTCAGGACCACTACAAAGGCTGATGCCTGGCGGTGCTATTATTGTAGTAATGACTCGATGGTCTAAATTAGACCTAACAGGACAGATAGTTAACCAAATGGTTAAGAATGATGAAGTAGATGATTGGGAAATAGTAGAGTTTCCAGCTATTTTAGAGGATAAAAAAGGGAATGAAGTTCCATTATGGCCCGAGTTCTGGCCGTTAGAAGAATTACAGAGTAGAAGAGCTGCATTAGACATACGATACTGGAATGCGCAGTACTTACAGAACCCAACATCTGAAGAAGGGGCATTAATTAAGCGAGAATGGTGGAATATGTGGGAAGAAGAAGATCCACCTAGTTGTGAGTTTATAATAATGACGCTTGATGCTGCTCAAGAAGCTAATAATAGGGCGGATTATAACGCATTGACAACATGGGGTGTCTTTTTTAACGAAGAAACTAATAATTACGCTATAATATTATTGAACGCGGTAAAAGAACGTTTGGAATTTCCAGAGCTTAAGCAACTTTGCTTAGATGAATATAGAGATTGGGAACCAGACGCTTTTATTGTGGAGAAAAAGTCAAATGGTGCAGCGCTTTATCAAGAATTTAGAAGAATGGGAATTCCAGTGGGCGAATTTACGCCTGGAAAAGGACAAGATAAGATTAGCCGTGTTAATGCTGTGTCTGATTTGTTTAGTGGGGGTGTGGTTTGGGCACCAGACAGACGTTGGGCGCATGAGGTTATTGAAGAATGCAACGACTTCCCTAGTGGTGCCAACGATGACTTAGTTGACTCCACAACTTTAGCACTCGCTCGTTTTAGACAGGGTGGATTTATACGCTTGCCTAATGACGAAGAAGATGATATACAGATGTTTAAAGGTCGCAATACTAAAAAATATTATGCAGTGTAATTAGAGGATAAATGATGGCAGACATAGATAAAGGTTTATACGCAGCGCCGGAAGGCATAGAAGAGTTAGCTGAATCAGAAGAAGCGATTGAAATTGAGATAGAAGACCCAGAAAAAGTTACTATAGGTATTGGTGATGCTGAAATAATTATTGACCCGGATGCTATGGCTGACGATGAGTTTGATAAAAACTTAGCTGAAGAATTAGATGAAGGAACTCTAGTTGAACTGTCTTCAAATTTACTTGAAGATTTTAGTAATGACGTTAACTCAAGAAAAGATTGGCTTGATACTTATGTTGATGGGTTAGAGCTATTAGGGTTAAAACTTGAAGAACGTACTGAACCGTGGGAAGGCGCATGTGCTGTCTATCACCCACTACTCTCCGAAGCATTAGTTAAATTCCAAGCTGAAACAATGATGGAAACCTTTCCTGCTGCAGGCCCAGTGAAGACTTCTATTGTTGGTAAAGAAACTCCAGAATGTATTGAAGCTGCGCAACGTGTACAAGAGAATATGAACTACCAACTCATGGATATGATGCCTGAGTACAGACCTGAACATGAAAGAATGTTATGGGGCTTAGGATTAGCAGGTAATGCGTTTAAAAAAGTTTATTACGACCCAGCACTTGGTCGACAAGTGTCATTATTTGTACCCGCTGAAGATATGGTTGTGCCTTACGGTGCATCTAACTTAGAAACAGCCGAACGTGTAACTCATGTTATGCGCAAGACTAAACAAGAAATACATAACTTACAAGAACTGGGTTTTTATCGAGACGTAGAGTTAGGTGAGCCTAACTATGACTTAGATGAAGTAGAGAAAAAGATAGCTGAACAGATGGGCTTTGACGCTACTAATGATGATCGATATAAAATATTAGAAATGAACGTTAACCTTGACTTAGAAGGGTATGAAGATAAAGACGGCAGTAGAAAAACAGGAATAGCACTACCTTATATTGTAACGATAGACAAAGGTACTACTGAGATTTTATCTGTTAGACGTAATTGGAAACAAGAGGATAGTACAAAAAAACGCAGAGAACACTTTGTGCATTATGGTTATATACCAGGATTTGGGTTTTATTGTTTTGGTCTGATTCATTTAATTGGGGCGTTTTCAAAATCAGGAACAATGCTATTAAGACAATTAGTTGACGCAGGTACATTATCAAACCTTCCAGGTGGATTTAAAACTAGGGGCTTACGTATTAAAGGTGATGATACACCAATTGCTCCTGGAGAGTGGCGTGATGTAGATGCTGCAGCCGGAACACTCCGTGATAACTTAATGAACCTCCCGTATAAAGAGCCAAGTCAAGTACTAGCTCAATTGATGGATAAAATTATTGATGAAGGCAGGCGCTTTGCTTCTGCTGCAGATATGAAAGTATCTGATATGTCAGCTAACTCTCCAGTAGGTTCTACACTTGCAATACTAGAACGAACACTCAAAGTAATGTCGGCAGTTAATGCACGTATCTATTACTCAATGAAAAAAGAGTTTGGACTACTTAAAACATTGATAAGAGACTACACAGACTCTGATTATCAATATGATCCTGCATCAGGAAACCCAGGAGCTAAGCAATCAGACTACGATAAAGTTAGTCTTATCCCTGTTGCCGATCCTAATGCTGCAACGATGGCACAGAAGGTTGTGCAGTATCAAGCAGTTATGCAAATGGCACAACAGAACCCAGACATTTATGACTTAAAAGAACTTAATAGGCAGATGCTTGAAGTATTAGGTGTTAAAAATATAGGAAAACTTATTCCTACAGAAGACGACGCAAAAACTGCAGATCCAGTAACCGAGAATATGAATATGGTAAACGGAACTCCGGTTAAAGCATTTTTATTTCAAGATCATAAAGCTCATATCGCAGTACATAGAACATTTAGAGATGACCCACTTGTACGTGAGATGATAGGGCAGAATCCAAAAGCACCACAAATGCAAGCGGCTATGGAAGCTCATCTAGCAGAACATTTAGCTTTCCAATACAGATTAGAAATTGAGAAACAACTTGGTGTCCCACTTCCAGGTGAAGATGAAGTATTACCTGAAAATATTCAGAATCAAGTAGCTAGACTTTCTGCAGACGCAGCACAAAAACTATTGCAACAGAATCAAGCAGACGCAACTCAAAAACAAGCACAAAAAATGCAAGAAGATCCGTTGATTCAAATGCAACAGCAAGAGCTTCAAATTAAACAACAAGAGTCTCAAGCTAAAGCGCAGAAAATGCAAGCGGATACTCAACTAGACGCAGCTAAGCTTGAGTTAGAAAGACAAAAATTAGAAGTAACTACACAGCGTGATGTGATGTTAGAGCAAGCCAGGATTACTTCACAAGAAACTATTGCAGGAGCTAAGATTGGAGCCGACGCTGAAATGGAATCTAAACAAATAAGGACTAAAGAAGTTCTAGAAGGCGCCAAACTAGGAGCCGCAGCTATTAACAAACAAAAAGACGTTATGCTGCGAGAAAAAGAATCTAGGTTACGTAACGAGACTATTGCGCATACGCAAAAGTTAAGAGACAAAACTGAGATAAAGGAAACGAAAGATGAGGACAACATTAACTAATATAAAGGACTAACATGACAGAGAACGAAACGCTCTTACATTTATCGGGCCTGATAAAAGAGAGACGCAACGAAGTAGTAGAAGGTATGGCCAGAGGAACTGACAAGTTTGAAGCTTATCAACATGCTTGTGGACAAGCTAGAGGATATGACCTCGTTCAGATGCTAATCGCTGATATGATGGCAAACCATAAACAATATGAAGAAGACTTTCAAAGCAGTCCTACGGATAGCGTTGTAAAAATCGATTCAAAGAAAAGGGGTAAATAATGACTATAGCCACCCCAGACAAAACAATAGTCACCAGCTCTGGAGCACCTATTAAAACTAAAAATACTAAAACCACTGACGGAAAAAAAGGTAGCGAAGAAGAAGCACTAGCTAAACTAACTACGCAGTTACCTGACGTTAAAGGATACCGCATATTATGTATGGTGCCTGAAGCAGAAGATACTTATGAAGGTGGAATAATTA